CACACGGCCGCATCCGCGCCGGTTTGCACGGCTTCAACCGGATGGAGCGCGTCGGCGAGGATATAGGTTTGCACCATATTGCCGGTTTTGCTGTTGGCGGATCCGGCCCAAGCCGTGGCCACCACCACGATAGGCGCGCCGTTAATGGCGCTCCGGCCGCGGTAGAGCACTACGCCGGATACGTCTTCGCGCAACAGCATGGCGCGGATTGTGGCCACGGTTTGGTCCGTGTGTGCGGTATCAAATGGCATGGTCCGACTGTCCCTAATCGGTTGATGGTCCGAACGTCTGGCGTTCGCCATGCGCGCGGCCGGAGCCGCGCGCGGGCGCGAACGTCAGTAGCCTTCGCCATCCCGCAAAGGGATGCACGCTTTCCAGTCACTGTTGTGCGGCGCCCGACGCTGTTGCGCGCGGATCGCGCGGGCCATTACATCGCGGCTGTTCCATACCCGCACTACGGTCAGCCCGCTTATGCCGGGCTCGCTCATGACAGATGTGCGATCTAGGTTTGGCGGGTTCCCTTTGCGCCAATCTATGTAGCGGCCGAAAGGCATCTTTTGCGTCTTGTGTGCCATGGTCCGACTGTCTCTTATCGGTTGCGATAAGAGAAGCGTATAAACCCTCTCACACCGGTTGCAACAGATTTCTTGGCGTTGGCGAAGATTTTTCCGGCTTTCTCGGCGCGTAGGCTCGGCGGATTTGCGGCCAGGTCGCGAGGGCGGAAAGCGTAGCCTTTCCAACGAGATGGCGCGGGCTCTCGGTTATCTCGGTTATCTGTCATGTATATACTTAAGGTATAGTAGGTATATATACCTATATAGTATTATAGGGGTGAGCGGACGGATAACGGCTTTCTGGACTGCCGAGATTGCCGAACCGCCGAGAGCCGCGCCGCCGCGCCACCACAGCCGCGCGTCCTCCGCTTCAACCTCTCTCGGCATTGCCGAGACTGCCGAGACTGCCGATAGGCTGTGTGCAGGCTTTCAACCTTTCTCGGCGTTGCCGAGATTGCCGAGAGCCTGGGTGCCCCGCCCCGCCATCTCTCGGCATTGCCGAGATCGCCGACAACCGCTGGCGCCAGCTAGCTGCACGCCAGGTCGCAACCGACGCTTGCTCATGTGTACACATGCACAGTTGAACAGCTGTTCATATGAACAGTTGAACACCTATTCATATGTTCAGATGTCAGCACTAAAACGATGCGGAAAGCCAATGGCAGGGGGGAGGGGGGCCCGCGGCCCGCCCGGTCCAGGGCCGGAGGGGCCACAAGCAATTTTTTAAAAAACTTTTTAAAATTTACCATTGACATTTAAATGCGTAATTTTGTACGCTCACCCAATGCCAGCAAAAACCATCCCGTGCTTAGACACGCTTCGTGCAACGCTGTTGTACGACCCCGACACAGGACTTTTTACACGAAAAATTGCGTGGGGCGTTCGCGCCGCCGGAAGCACCGTGGGCTCGTTAAGCCCCATAGGCTACTGGCAGATAAGCGTGCAGGGCCGAACGTACACCGCGCAAAAATTGGCTTGGTATTATGTAACCGGCGAATGGGCGGATGGTGACGTTGACCACATAAACCGAAACAAACTGGACAACCGAAAGGCAAATCTTCGGGTGATAAGCCGCTCTGAAAACCTCAAAAATCGCAGCCCGTGGAAGTGGGTAAATCGCAAAACGACACCTCGTAAACCGTACACTCGCAAGGCTTAGGCTGTGTTTGCCTCCGCGTCACACAACATGGTACACAGCGTGCATGTCCGTTTTTTCCCTCCCGTATGAGCCGCGCAGGCTGCAAGCGACGGAAGCGCGGCTGGAGGCGATCTACAACGCAGCGCGCAAAGGCTTGCGTGGAGACACGCTGGCGCTGGCCGCCGGGATGCGCCCCGCTGAGTACCGCACCTTGTGTGAGTTCGACCCGCTGGCCGCGCTGGCAGAGGAGAAGGGCCGCGCCGACGGCGAGTTGGAGATGGCGGGCGTGCTGTACGACGCCGCCAAGGACGGCGACGCCAAAGCGGCGCTCGACATCCTCAAGCACACCCACGGCTGGGTGGCGAAGCAGGCCGTGACGGTCGAGGTCAACCAGACGATCTCGATCACGAACGCGCTACAGGAAGCGCAGCGCCGCGTCATCGAGGGGGTCGCGGACACGCTGATTGAAGACGCGAAGCCCTACCCGGAGCGGATCCGTGCAGACGGTTAAGTACACGCCCGACGACGAGATGGAGTTGATGAGCCGGCTGTGGACGCCGGCCATCAAGGACAACCCGCTCAAGTTCGTGCTGTTCACCTTCCCGTGGGGCCAGAAGGGCACGCCGCTGGAACACTTCCAGGGGCCGCGCAAGTGGCAGCGCGAGGTGTTGCAGACTCTCGCTGACCACATCCGCGACAACAACGGCAAGGTGGACTTCGACACCTTCCGTATGGCCGTCTCATCCGGCCGAGGCATCGGCAAGTCGGCGCTGGTGTCCTGGCTGGTCATCTGGATGCTGACCACCCGGATTGGGTCAACGACCATCGTGTCGGCCAACAGCGAGGCGCAGCTTCGCTCCGTCACCTGGGCCGAGATCACCAAGTGGCTCAGTATGAGCCTCAACAGCCATTGGTTTGAGGTCAGCGCCACCCGCGTCATGCCGGCGAAGTGGCTGACGGAGCTGGTGGAGCGCGACCTCAAGATGGGCACGCGCTACTGGGGCGTTGAGGGCCGGCTGTGGTCGGCAGAGAACCCCGACGCCTACGCGGGCGTCCACAACTTCGACGGCGTGATGCTGATCTACGACGAGGCCAGCGGTATCGACGACACGATCTGGTCGGTCGCCGCAGGCTTCTTTACCGAAAACACGCCGCACCGCTTCTGGCTGGCGTTCAGCAACCCCCGCCGCAACGCGGGGTACTTCTACGAGTGTTTCCACTCCAAGCGGGACTTTTGGGGCACCAAGATCGTGGACGCCCGGTCGGTCGAGGGCACCGACAAGCAGGTCTACCAGCAGATTATCGACGAGTACGGGCCGGACAGCACCCAGGCCCACGTCGAGGTCTACGGGCAGTTCCCCAACGCCTCCGACGACCAGTTCATCGGGGCAAACCTAGTGGACGAGGCCATGCGGCGCTCCCAACACAAGGATCCGTCGGCGCCCGTCGTTCTCGGAGTGGACCCGGCCCGGTTTGGCAGCGACAGCACGGTGCTGGCCATCCGCCAAGGGCGCGACATCATCGCCATCAAGCGGTACAAGGGCGACGACACCATGACCGTCGTCGGCCACGTCATCGACGCCATCGAGACGTACAAGCCAGCGTTGGTGGTCATCGACGAAGGCGGGCTGGGCGCCGGCATCGTGGACCGGCTCAAGGAGCAGCGGTACAAGGTGAAGGGGGTCAACTTTGGCAACAAGTCGAAGAACCCGCTGATGTGGGGCAACAAGCGCGCCGAGATGTGGGGCGAGCTGCGGACCTGGCTGAAGGACGCATCTATCCCACAAGACCGCTTCCTGAAGAACGACCTGACCGGACCAATGATGAAGCCCGACAGCAAGGGGACGATCTTTCTAGAGAGCAAAAAAGACATGAAGGCCCGCGGGCTGGCCAGCCCCGACGCGGCCGACGCCATTGCCGTCACCTTTGCCTTTCCGGTGGCCCACCGGGAATATGTGGACAGGGGCCCCCGCCGCAATTATGCTGCGGGCGGCATACAGACGTCTTGGATGGGATCTTAGGACATGTCGAGCAACACCAAGCCGATTGGCGTCGCCTACGAAGACCAGAACATCCTTGGGGCAAATGTGGTCTTGGTTGATGAGCAGCTTGGCTACACCGCTGCGGCTCAGGGCACCGTGACGCAGGAAACCAGCAAATCCACGGCCGTGACGCTGAACAAGCCCGCCGGTCAGATTACGATGAACGCCGCGTCGCTGGCTGCAACGACCAACGTGACGTTTACGTTCAACAACAGCTTCATCAGCGCCAACGACGTCATCGTGCTGAACGTCAACGGCGGCACCACGGCGGCGTACAACGTGTACACCAGCGTCCTTGGCGCCGGCTCCGC